GTGCAAGAGAAAGCCGAATTGAAAGAAGCCGTGGTTGTTGCTGAAAAGAAAGCGGAAGCCGTGGTTCAACAGATGCAAGTTGTTCAAGACCAAATGGAGGTGTATGCCGTGAAGATGGTAGGTGCTGGATTAGATACCACCACCACACCAATTGAGTTCAAAGGAGTGATCTATGACGCTTATTTGAACTATCTATCCGAAGGTGGTAAAGAAGAATTTGATTATTTTAGAATGTACCTATGGCAGCCAAAGTAAACATCACATCATTTCGGGCTAAACCCAAAAACAAACTTGGAAGACATACCAAGCACAAGAACAAACACAAGAGTTCCAAACCATATAAAGGACAAGGCAAATGATAGACAAAATCAAACAAGCAATGAAGGTCAAAGATTACAAGTTCTTTGAATCAGGTGATTACAACTTGAACATCATTGGGATTCGCAATTCGGATACTGGTAACAAAGTGACAAATGTCTTTGATGACTTGTTAACCGTTAGTTACAAAATCGGTGAGGTGTGGCATTTTAAGAAATGGGCTGCGACAACTGATCCAGGCACAAAGGGAGTGAAGGAATTTCACAATGCACAAGGCGTTGCTCGTTTAGTTCCCGGACAATATCGTGGAAGTCACGCAATCGGATTGCATCAAGGCAAATACGAAGCGTTAAAACAAGCCAAACCAGTGAAGGTTTACAGAGATGCAAACAAGGATATGACCTACGACACCAAGTTGATCACCGAAGGTATCTACGGAATCAACATCCACAAGGCTGGTGCAGATTCAACCTATGTTGAGAATTGGAGTGAGGGTTGTCAGGTGTTCAAAAAGTCAGCAGATTTCGATGAGTTTATGGCTTTAGTCAAGAAGGCGGCTACATTACACGGCAATTCATTCACTTACACACTTTTAGAAAGCAAAGATTTATGAAAAAACTTTTAGAAATTTTCACGGGTGACAAAGGAGAAATGTCCTCAAAAAGATTCGTTGGGATCATCGGTGCTTTTGTACTTTTTGGTACTATGGCTCACAATAGTTTGTCTCCTGCTGATATCGTACCATCTCCAGAGTTGGTGACAGCGGTTGAATTCATCGTGATTGCTTGTCTTGGGTTTACATCAATAGACAAGTTCTCAAACAAAAAAGATTGATTGCTATTTGATAGAGATGATATTCCAAAGAATAAACTTTCACGATAACAAGTTGCCTGTTTTCAAAGAAAACAAGGCGAAAGGATTCGTGACATTTGGGGCGGACAATCTCTATCCCGATTTTCTAATTGAACTATTTAACAAAAGCCCAAAACACAATGCAATCGTTTCTGCAAAAGCTTCTTATGTGGCTGGAATTGGTACTGAAGTTTACGGACAAAACACCACCGACATCGCCAAAATCCAAAACAAACTCAAAAGCATCAACGCCTACGAGACCTACGAGGAACTCAAAGCAAAGGTAGCATACGATGCCGAGTTGTTCAATGGTTTTGCAGTTGAGGTGATTTGGAACAAGGCAAAGACCGCACCTTCGGAATTCTATCACATCCCTTTTAAGAATGTCCGCAAAGGTCTTGAAGGTGATTTCGTGTATTGTGATGACTGGACAGATAGCAAAGCGGATAAAATCCATTATCAACCCTACAACCCAATCACTCGTGAATCAAAGCAATTGTATTATTGCCAATTTTACCGTCCCGGACAAGGCGAATATCCCTTGCCTGATTATGTAGGTGCGTTGAAATACATTGAGGTTGATACCGAGATATCCAACTATTATTTGAATAGCATCAAGAACGGATTCACGGCACAAACACACATCCAACTCTTCAAGGGCATCCCAACACCTGAAGAAGCTCGTGCAACGGCAAGGAGATTCAAAGAGAATTATCAAGGCACGGACAATGCCGGTGGGTTAATTATCCAATACAACGATCCGACAGAGAAGGAATCTGTGATCAACAACCTTCAACCATCGGATTTTGACAAGCAATTTGATTTGTTGAATAAGACCGTACAACAAGAGATATTTGTTGCACATAAGGTAAACTCACCAATGTTGTTTGGAGTGCGTGTAGAGGGACAATTGGGAGGTCGTAGCGAGTTGATTGAAGCCTATGAGATGTTCCATCACGCCTACATTGAACCCCGTCAACAAAAGATTGATGACACCTTTGCTTACTTGCTTGAACCTATCGCATCAGTTCGCTTGGAAACCATCAACAAACCACCAATCGGTCTTGACTATCAGGCTTTGTTTACCGCTGGAATCATTGACAGAAACGAAGCAAGAAAAGAGTTGGGATTTGATGAGATTGAAGAACCTTTGAATGTTGCCCTATCAAAACAAAATCCTTTTGGATGGGATGATGAAAGAGACATCAAGGTGTTTCAACAATATGGTGAGAGTGCAGACAACTTTGAAGCGTACAAGTTTGAGTTCGTGGATGCCGTTGAAACTGCCATCTTGAATGTGTTGAAAGAGAATAAAGGTCTTCAAGTTGGGGACATTGTGAACATCACTAAACTGGATGCAAAGGTTGTCGCTGATGCCATTGCTAAACTTGCCAAAGCAGAGTTGATCAAATCATACGAGGACGGATTGGAAACAACACCGAAAGGAGTTGAAGAAGTAGACAGATTGCAAACCGAAATTGTGGTTCGTTATGGTTATGCTTTAGCCGCTGGAATTAAAGGTACTTTGGTTATCCCAACCACTCGTGATTTCTGCCGTCAAATCGTGGAAAGTAATCGTGTGTATAGTCGTGAGGACATTAACGCAATGTCTGCACAACTTGGTTACGATGTATGGAAGAGAAGAGGTGAATGGTACACCAACCCTGAAACTGGAATTACCACACCACAGTGCAGACACATTTGGCAACAACAATTATTAAGGAGGATCAAACGATGACCAATTTTGTATATTTCATTTCAACCACTTATCTCAAAGACAACACCCCTTTGAATGAGAATGTGGATGACAAGTTGCTGAAATCAGCAATCAAAGAAGCTCAAGAGATTTACATCCGTGATGTGATTGGTTCAGGCATTTATAATGAGTTGCAAGTACAAGCATTTGCTGGAACATTAACCCAGTTGAATACTACCCTTTTGGATTCATACATTGCACCGTGTTTGAAGTATTACACATTGACCGAAGCAATGCTTCCAATGACCTTCAAATTGATGAACAAATCGGTTGCATCTCGTGAGAGTGACAATGCAAGGGCGGTATCAGTTGAGGAAATGACAATGATTGAAGGTCGTTATCGTGATAAGGCTGAATACTATGCCAACAGATTGAGGGATTATCTTCGCACATACACCAATGATTATCCGTTATTCTTAAATCCCGGTAGTACATTTGATACAATCCGTCCAAAGAACACCGCTTTTGTCGGTGGTATTTATCTTCCAACATCTCAAGATTGTTTCTGGAACTATGACTTCCCCGACACGGACAAATAAATGGCAAAAGAACAACGAAGCCAAACTTCTCAAATTTCTCAAGAATGACACTAAACCAAATAATTCAAAAGATTCAAACGGCAGCCGAAAGCCATAAGATGGTTCACAAGTTTGGCGTTGGTCAGCAGTCAAATATGACGGTTGAGAATGTTGAATACTATCCGTTGGTTTGGTTGTATCCAGATGGCTTCAATTTGCAGTCAACTGGAAACTTGATGACATACAACTTTGCATTGCTCGTGATGGATCGTGTATTTGAAAGCGAGAGCAACACAATTGAAGTTCTTTCGGATACCGCACAGATTATGACCGACATCTTTGCGTTGATTGAGGACAACACCCAAAACGATGAGGATTTTGAGATTGTGATCAACGGCAATGCATCTCCTTTCTACGATTCAAAAACTGATATTCTCGCTGGTTATGCAATCAACTTCCAAGTCCTCACTCCTTATCTTCACAATACTTGCGTTGTTCCTGTTTAGTTGGTTGTGGGCGTTCTTCAATTATGATGAACCAGTCCGCTATATCAAACCACTAAATGTTGAACTGCACGAAAGGATTATTGAAAAAGAGAAGATCAAA